TACAATACCTTCATTTTTAAGTTGTTGTAATTCCATTTCTCTTTGATGTTTCTCTTGTTCTGCTTGTTGTATCATTTGTTGCATTTGTTGTTGCTGTTTTGCTTTCTCTTGTTCTATCTTTTGAGCTTGCAATTCTTGTTCTTTTTCTTTCATTTTAAGTTTGTTGATTCTACTTGACATTGAATTTGTATTATACAACTCCATTATCTCACTCATTTTAATTGCACCATTTTGAGCATAAGCGTGGGCTAATTGTAAAAATACTTGTTCTAACTGTTGTTGTTTTTTACTATTGTTAATAAATATTCCGTAATCCACATCTTTAAATACATTAGGGTCTGATTTATATAACTCATATATATTTGAATCTGTAATATATTGCATTTTAGAATCACCAGTCTCTTTAATAATATATTTACCATATTCTAACATATAAGATAACAATGTTCTCTGTAAATCGTGATGTTCTTGGAATAATTCTTCTGTGATTTTTGCCGAATGATTAATTGATTCTTGTGTAGTTCCTAATCCATCGCTTGCCATTAAATCTCCACGTCGTTGTCTATTGACACCTATTACCTCATCAGCCAATGATCTCAAATACATCATATAACTTAATGCTTGTGATATTGATGAACTTAACTCCATATCAACAGCTTGTATTGATGAACCAAATTGACCAGCTGGCTGTCCTTTCATCGCTTCATTCCACGGATCTTCAACTATAATACCAAAAGAAGTAATCCAACTCATAAATAAATCTAAATCAAATCCATATTTTTTTGGAATTTTACTAATATCTAATCTTACAAGTTTACCTAAATTTCTTGACCATAGTATTGAAACTTTCTTGCTAAACATTGTCCATTGGTATTGTATAGGTTTTAAATAGTCAACAATACTTTTAGCTTGTAAATCACCAACCATAGATATTTTTCCTACAATTGGTGCTTGTACTAAACTTTTATTATTTATATCCCTCATTTGAACAGCACATCGTTTTTGTTCAACATAAATATTTGTTAATATTTTTGTAGATTGCCAATACTCATTTATATATTCTGACTTTTCTACCCATTCACCCATATCTTCATTTACCTTATATTGAGGACTTACTTTTTTAATCTCTTCCTCTCCGGTAGTTTCGTTGATACAATGGAGTACATTTATTTTACGTAATACTTTAAAATATACAGTATGTACAAGTATTTTATTACCAACTCTATTTTTGTTAGATAGAAATTCATTTGTATCATTGTCAAATGTTAATTTACTATTTAATTCTGATTTGCTATCATCGTTAAATAATTCATCAAATACCATTACTATCCCATTACTTACATTTCCATCAGAACCACCTCTTACAATTTCATCTAATTGTTTTTTCTTTAACTCATTTCCATATTTCGTAACTATCTCACTAATAGTCATATATCTTGAATATACAATGGCTTCACTTTCGTGTACATTACCATTTTCAGGCAAACCATATATTTGAATATTTTTAGGATTTATATTTTCAAAAATCATATTTCCTTCAACTACATCAAATAAATACATTTCTTGAGCATTCATTATTTGTTCTTTCCAACCATTTTTTGTTTTTTGTTGAAATTTATATCTTGTTATAAAATCATTAAGTAAATGATTAGCAAACCGTTCTCGAATATCTTGTGCATCATATTCTTTCCATTGTTGTAATTCCATCATTTTTAATTTAATCTCATCTTCGCTTAGTTCATTACTTTGTTTTACAATAGTATCCAATCTTTTAGAGAACTCAGCTTTTAACCATTTTTCTTTATCACTAATTGCATCTGGATTATTAACATAAGCCTTAAAGTCTATTGACCTATCGTATGTTTCCCCAATCAATGTATTAATTGTAGGAAGTATAATTGGAATTATTTCTTCTTCTAATGGTATATCATTAACTGTTTGTGGTAAATTTAAAGGATTTAATGTTTTGCTAAAATAACTTTTAGTCATAATTCCTGTCATCAATTCGTGGTTCTCTTCTATCTGTTTTAAATCCCTAATATCATCTTTCAATGAAGACGATATATAATAATCACTAACTTGATTCAACCATTTAGTAGTAGGATTATCATTGGGTAAATATTTATATTTTATATCCATTTGTATTTTTTGTTTTTGTTTTGCAAATATATAAATTATTATCTATATTTAAAAGCTTTGTTCCAAAATTTAGCATAATCTTCTTTGTTAGTATCGTTTACACCTGATTCCAACATACGTTCAATATCCTTATAACATACCATTAATGCTATCATTGCTGACACTCTATCGAAGTTTCCATCAGGATTCCATTCAATAAACTCATCGAGTAAGCCTTTACTTTTAATAGTATTCACCATCGTCATATTACCTTCATCGTCAATTGTTTCAGATAACCATTTTTTAATAAACTGTAACCCTAATTTATTGATTCGTTCATTTGCAGTATATCCATATTTTCTTCTACCTACAGAAACCATAGTATCACCATCATCTAATATTTTAGGTTTAAATGCTAATAAATGTTCACTAAATCTATTTACAAAATATGTATATAAACCTTTAATATTATTTTCATACATTACAGTAGCATTGTAATATAATGCTAATCTTCTTACAGTTTCATAAAATGTGTCTGCTAATTCAGGTCTCCCTGTATATTCAGCTACTATTCTTTTGGTTATAGTATTCATTACAAAACAACTACCTAATGAAAAATTACTATCTGCTACTTCAGCGTAGTCAAAGTCAATAGGGTCAACTCCGATAATATATCCAAATGTTGTTTCTTTAATAGCTTGTATTGGGTGTTGATATATTTCAATACCTCCTTCTCTATTTAGTTTGCTTGGATTATGAGTTTGTATAATTTCAATACTATTGCTTTCTAACCATTTTATATCATTATCTCCAACGAATACCAATTTACCTTTACTAATCTCCCCTAATAAATCAGGGTGTTGGTTTAAAAATATCATTTGGTCTTTAATTGCATTCACGGGAAAAGGAGAGCCAGTTGTTCTTAGCAATGCTTCTTCTGGTACAATTGGTCGTTCAGCTTTCATTTTAAGAATGGTACTAATATCTGCACCTGATTTTATTATTTTTTCCCTTTCTTGCAATATCATTTCTTTTGCTAATATCATTTCACTATTTCCATCTTCGTCGTAAAAACCTTGTTTACTTGCATAGTCAGGTTGAAACCAACCTGTTTTAATAGAATAAGCACCTGATGTCCATATATTAGGAATGCTGTAAATATCATAAGTATCTGGTTTATAGAACAAATCATATAAACCCTTAAATGATTTTATATCATCACCTCCTGTTCCAAACCCAACTCTTAATCCAAATACAACTCCATCTTGGGTAACAGACGGGCCTGATACAATCCAACTATCTAATAAATTATTGAAACTTCCTGCTTCTTCATATAATATTAACTTAGCTCTTTTACCTCTTGCCTTAGATGCTGACCTATTGAGCGTTTTACCAATTATTTCTGATTTGAACCCCATTTCAATTTCAGTACCATTTACTATTTTAATCATTGATGCTCTCTTGTGATGTTCTGTATCTTTCTTTTGTTTCTTTTTAACCCACGGTGTGTGTTCATCTATAAATGACATCTGATTCCAAGCTTTGGTTAATATTCCGTCTCCTCCGGCAAGATATTCATCATCACTGGCATATACTATACTTCTACTTCTTGGTATTAAATAAAAGTTTCTATTGAGCATTGACGCTGCCTTCCAACTGAACCCGCGGCCACGTGTTTTCAGTACACTTGCACTTAATCCATTTCTTTCTGCTTCTTCTAAATAATGATAATAAAAATAATCACTGTCCCAAAATACAGGGAAATCTACAACTCTTTCTCCTTGTACCGTTTTACCATCTTTTAAATTTTGCGAAGAACCTATAATTTTAGTAAGTTCTATCTGTGAATAATTTAGATAAAAGTAAAAATAACCTGTAATCCATTCATCTCCATTTAAATATCCATATAAACATCTCCTTGCTTCTTCTTTCCAGAAACGCATATAATTTGATTGCGGATATTTATTTTTAATTTCATTGGTATATCTACCTTTATCTAAATAATTCAATACAGATGTTCTAAATCTATCTGTATTGTATATTTTAAATTCATCTGTCAACCATAATTCAGCTCTATGTCTAAATGTTCTTTCATTTATATTTAATATAACATCATCAATATTTTTATATTTATCATATAATATTTTAGCATCATATATATGAATGTTATGTTTAGTCACCAAAGGTAATAATATATCAACTTCTTTTTTAGAAAGATTATATCTTAACGCATATTGTTCTGTTCTTGACAATGCTGTCATAATAACCCCTCCATTATATTTTCGTTCTCAAAAAAGCCTTCTTCTGAACCACCTCTTAGTTTATCGTTAGCCAACTCTTTATTAGATTGAATTTTGTCTATTACCTCTTTAATGTCCATATATACTTTTACTGATTGTTTCGCTGTATCTAATATAGTTTTAGGGTTATGTATCAATCTACCCTGACTATCTCTTTCATTTAAATCTAAATCGTCCATAAAATCTTTAACTTTAATCATTGATTTCATTGCTGATTCTAATAATATTTCAGAAGGTGTTTTTGGGTAACGAGCTTTATATTTTTCGAGTGCTTTTATTACCAATCTATCTGGTACCCAAGTTGTTTTATTAAATAAATCAGATATAATTATTTTTTCCCGTTCTGACAAATTAGCATAATCTTTCCAAATATTGTCTAATTCGTTAGATACCATTCCATAAATATATATAAATTCTTTTCTTGCTTTACGTTTGTCTTTTGTTTTATCTCTTTTCCAGATTTTTTCAAACTCATCAATTGATAATAATATAGGATTAATTGTTATATTAATTCCATCAAATTCAAATAAACTGTTCATAATTTCATTGTTTTTGAGTTATTCACATATTTGCGAAATAAATGTTCGTGTCTATGATACTGTAAACTATTTCGTTTACGGATAGTAAGTAAGTCAATTTTATGATTTTTACCAACTTTTGATTTAATTGAAAGCAACTTATGCGTTGAGATTTTAATACCTGTATATTCTTTGTTAAATAATAAAAACCATACTAATCTATGATTTATAAACTTCCAGAAATGATCGTGTATTTTAAGTCCCAACTTAACATTTAAATTTGCTTTTATTAAATTTTCGCTTAATCTTTTTTCAAAACTATTCATCGTTTTAATTTAGTTATGTAGTATACTTGATATATTGGAATATTGTTACGAAAATGTCCAAATGATATTATACTGAAAAACTTTTTACGTTTATATTTATTTTTAACAGGTCTATGTTGTGTTTCTTCTACAACACAATATAACTTATTATATTTCATTGTTAATTCATCGGCATATTGTATTGCTGTATTGATATTATAAGGTTTTTCTTTTAATATAACACTTATGTCTAAATCTGTAAGTTCTATTGGCATATTAGTTTAATTTTATATTTATTTTTTTATATTCGTTTAAAGCAATCATTGTCTTATCTAGTGTAAATGGTAATTTATTTTTCTTTTTAGATAATGGTGTAAAAAACTCATAGTTTCCGTTATAATCTACTCTAATGACAATTCTATTAGTTTCTGGTATATAATAAGGAGCTAACACTGAATATATGTCTAATTGTACACTATACTTATTTAAAGCACTATCTTTTAGTTTAAAAGGTTCTTCCATTATATTGTAATACTTAAACATATCATCTGTTGTTTTCCAATCACCTATTGCGTAAGCCTTAGTCTTCTTGTGTCTCAACACTAAATCAATTGAACCAGCAATCATATATTCCGAACTATATACTATTAGTTCTTGATGTATTATATCCCAAGTCTCTTGTAATTTATTTATTGCTTTGATAATAGCCTCTTCGTATTTAGTCTTAGGTTTAATAGTCGGGTCAAGTACATATAACTCTGCAAATTCGTGTGTTGCTGTACCCAAATGACTAGCTCTTGAACCACTTAATTTCCATATTTTACGTAATGTTTTAGCATCAGTAATACCTGTTTTCTCTCTTATATTCTTTTTAGCTTTAGCAATGGAAGGAAATAAAGCATTGAAAGGTTTGGTAAATTGTTTAATAAATTGAGTAGTACTTAATAAATTAGTATTCTCATAATGATATGTATGTGATAGTTCATCAAACATCACTTTATTATCTAAACTCGTATTATCTGAATTTGAATCGCAATCATCTTTTATTTTAAATCCCATATTATTAGTTTTATAATTTTTATGCAAATATAAACCCTATATTTCAATTATGCAAATAAATATTTAAAATAAACGCATTATAACGCATTATTTTAAATAACTTGTATATTTTAATGAGATTTAATTAATAATGGCTTAAAATTGATATTTAGTACCGTTATGTCAAATATAATTGTAGAATTAATTGCAATATTTCAATCTATATCTATTTTTAGTTATCGTTATATTTATTTATCACATTTTAATTGAAAAGTTATACATTTTATAAAAATTCGTCCGACAAATTAGATACGATTCGCTGTAATTTATTGAATATCAATTTGTTCGCAAAATTAATTTAACAATATTTGGTAGTGTAAAATATTTTTTTATTTTAAAACAAAAATTTCAATTTTTTACTTTATATACATGATATAATACCATGTATATAAACATGTATATTATATACATGATATAATATACATGTATTCATATATATACCTACGGTATATATATGTAATTGTAACGCTCGTTACATATATATATGCCTACGGCATATATATATGTAACTCCCTAACAATTACTCGTGCTAAAAATAGCTTAATGTTGTTTAAAAGTGGTTGGTTGGTATAATCATTCAATTTTGAACAGTATTATACGATTTTGAATGCTAAAAATAGATAGGTTGTATCTCAACGTAAACTTAAAATAAGTACCTTCTTTTAAAACGAATATGTATAGTTAAAATTAACCCCCTACCTTAATAATAGATTTTTCTTACAACATATATCTGAATATGCTAATAAGTATGTTTGAATATTAAAAATAGTATATTTTAATTAAAAGTATATGATTCTATTTAAATTGATTAAGTAATTAATAATTGTGTATATATGTAAATTGATTAGAATTAAATTATAGATGTGTTGGTTGATTAAAAAATTATGTGTGTAGGTAAATGGGGGAGGTACCCCCTGTGAAACCTTAATTCAGTTTCGGCAATCAATGTCCCTCCCGTATTAACATATAATTAAAGTCTA